TAATCGTTAAATACACTAATTTTTGTACTCCTTCGGGACTTTGTTTAAATGATTCCTCATCTGTTTTAAATAATTTTAATAATCCTGCCGGGTCAGTATTAGATTGATATAAAGGTTCTCCTAATGCTACATTATATGTTAAATTTTTAACTCCTATAACTTGATCTTGCAATTTATTATATTCTCTCACTAAATAATTACTGTCGTCCATCATATCATTATTTGCCTCATCGCCAGATAATAACATTTGTTTATAAAAATCAGCTAATTCATCACTTAAAAATGGGGTGGTGAATATAAAATCTTTAGCATTTCTTTCACCTTCTGATTCACGTAATATTTTTTCATTTTTTGCTAGAGGAGCAATAATTCTAGTTTCAATATGTTTCATTAATTGTGTATTTTGCATAAAAGAATTAATATTTTTCTCTAAACTGTGATCTGTAATTTCAGGTTCATTATTTGAAGAACTCTTCTTTAAATTTTCTGATGGCATTGAAGTTGTAGATGTATTTGAATGAACCGCTTTCATTATTTTTAAATAATTATTATTCTCAACATCATTAATTGCATCATATAATTTCTCCATGTGAGTATCAATTTTTTTTTTAATGGCAATATATGCCTGATCCATACTTTGTATAGAACCTGTAGGTGCTAGTGCGTTTTTCTGAACTATTTCAGCAATGGATTGAGAAATACCAGATATTTCTGTTAATTTTTTCATTAACTCTCTAATATACATTATTCTAGGACCACCGTGTTCTGGATCTAATGCATTTACAGCAGGAGCTCCTGTTAAAAATTGAATAGTACGTTTAATACCTACCATATAACTTTTCATAATAAGCCAAGTGCGATTTAATCCTGATGATTCTTCTATTCTTTCTATTTCGTCTTGTTGGTTTTTTGTTTTTTCAATTTCTAATGCTATCCTTTCATATTCTTGTAATTCATTAATCATATTATTTAAATCAGGAATTGTAATTAATGTATCTTTATCCTCTTTATCTTTGTTTGTCTCCGCTATGTTTCTCCAATCATCAACTATTTTAATTATTTTTGAATTTGATACAAGAAGATCATTATATAATCGATTTAATGTAGTATTTAATGCTACTTGTCTCGATTGTGCTTGAACAGATTGTTGTTGTTGTTGTTGTTGTTGTTGTTGTTGTTGTTGTTGTTGTTGATTCATATATATATATATAGTGAATAATATTAAATACTCGTTTTTTATCAAAAAATAAATAATAAACAAATATTAATGTTAGATACAATAAAAAAATTAGCTGATAATTTTCCTATACCACAACACCCTAAAGATATAGATATAGTAATAGAAGGCGGTTGTTTTAATGGATTATGTTCATTAGGTGCATTATTATTAATAAAAGAATTAGAAGATAGAAAGTATTTTAAAATACATAGAGTATCTGGTGCTAGTATAGGAACGGTGATGGGGTTTGCATATTTATCTGAATCATTATTAGACGTTCCTAGTTATTTCAAAAAAATAAGACAGTGTTTTAAAAAAAATATTAATTTATCAGTTGTGAAAAACATAATGAAAGAACATTGTAATAATTTAACTAAAGAACAATTTGATTTTATAAAAAAAGATAAATTATATATTTCATATACTAAAAATGGTATTCAAAAAATAAGAAAGGAATATAAAAATAAAAAACAATTATTAGATTCAATATTAAAAAGTATTCATATACCTTATTTAACAACCGGTGAATATTATCATATTTCTGGTAAAAATAAATATTTAGATGGTGGTCAACCATATATATTTAATAATAGAGATGCAAATGATGATAAAAAAATTTTATATTTAGATAATTCTAATTTATTAACTATGTTTTCTATAAAAAGTGAATTAAATAGCGAAGGGAGAATAATAGAAGGTGCATTACAATGTTACAACTATTTATTAAAAAATAAAAAAGGATTTCTTTGCAGTTATATACATAAGTGGAATATATATGATTATATGTCTATTAGAGTAAAACGTGCATTTTGTTTATTATTTATTTATTTTATGTATTTTCTAGAAAATTATGGACCAGTATTATTTGGTAACTTATATAAAACTGATTTGTATAAAACAATGAAATCTTTTTGCACATGCTGTATTAAAGATTTCATTTTATATAAATGTTTGTAATTAGAAATTAAAAAATCGTTTAGATTTCTTCTTTCTTTTCTTCTTCTTTTTTTTAATTTTTTTAGTGGTTGATTTATTTGATTTTTTCTTTTTTGTAGTTTTCTTTTTTGTAGTCTTTTTCTTTGTAGTTTTCTTTTTTGTAGTCTTTTTTTCTTTTTCTTCTTTTGGGACATATCTTAAAAAATACCAATTCCATTCTTTTGAATTTCTATTACCTTTGTATTTTTCAAATAATTTTGTTTTTTCTGCTCTAATATCTTCTTTTGTGATTTGATTACCATAACAATTTATAGAAAATCTTCTTAAAATACCACGTTGTGTTAATCTATTTTTTTCTTGAACTCTATATAAAAATTCACTCATACAAATGATTCTATCATTATTGTAATATTCTCTATCACTATAAAGAAATGTTAAATAAAAACTAAGCATTGTGTCTAATGTAGCTATTCTAATATTTTTTTCACTGATATTAACTACATTATAACTATGACATGCTAAAGGTTCATAAATAAACGCAATAGCTTCTGGACCAACTTTTACTTCACAATGAGGTGCTAAAACTTCACCAATTCCTTTATGTTTTTTAATAGTTATATCAGTAATTCCTATATCCGATAATCTTTCTTTTAATATTCTAGCAGTTCCATCAGGGTCTTCTGATAATACATCAAAATCGGGTATTTTTGGTATTTCTTTTTTGGATAAATTTTTTATATTTTTTAAATACAATCGATTGGCAAATGCTCCAAAAAATACGCAACCTTGGTCAATTAATGAATTTTTAGTAGTTAAAAATATTTGCTCTTCAATTTTATCAATAAAAATATCCTCATCGTTAATAGTAACTTGTTTTCCACCTTTCATAATGTCTTTTTTTAATCCATACTCAAAAAGACGTTGTATCATATTTACATTACAGTTTTTTCCTCTTAATGGATAATGTTTATTTAATAATGATAATCTTTTTAATACTTTTTCCCATCTACTTACATCACCAGCTGGTCTAGATAATTCTAAATACATAGACATTCTTAAATAATTAACAGAACAATAATATATACCATCTACACTAATAGAAGTTTTCATAATTTTATTATATAATTTTACAGGTAGTGCAGTTATATCAGCTATAGGTAATTGATTTACAAATACTTTAAAGGTTCCACCGTGCATACCTGATTTTGCTTCAACCTCTTCAAATCCTTCAGCATAATAAATATCCGCTAATTCTTTTGCATCTTTTAATGGTGTTGGTGAATAAAAATCATAATCAGGCAATTCAACATTTTTATTATAAAATTGGTCATTAACAGGTAATATATTATTTATTGCTGTTCCTCCATAACATATTCTTTTTTTCTTCCTTAAGAATTGTTCTACAATATCAACAATTTGTGTTACTTCAGGTGATTTTAATAATTTTTTTCCTTGAACATTTCCTATTTTATCAACAGCGGCTCTTAATATTTCTAATTCTTTGTCTCGAAAAGAACGTTTTACCATTAATATATATTGAGATTTTATATATTAATTCTAAATTATTTATTTGGATCAGCATAAAAGGAAGGATCATTTCTATCTAAAATAACGCATTCGTTTTTATTATCAATGCTTGTACCAGATACTTTACCAGGTAATGAAACAACGGTAGGGTATTTATCGGGTAATTTATCACAATATTCATTATCATCTTTATCAAATGTAAATATCCATTTATTTTTAGTTCTATCCCAAGCTTGACGGACACATTTATTTGTGGCATCACATTGATTAACTTGTGTTTTAATAACAGGTGATACTTTTTCTTCCAATTTCCATAAATTTTTACTACGTTGAATAACATTTAATGATTCAAAAAACCCAAAAAATCCATTACTTTTTGTTTCAGGAATACCATGTTCTTCAGCTTTTTCTTTACTAATAGTTACAGAACCTAAATTTTTTGTTTTAGAAATAGGTTCTATACAATCCGGACATCTAACGTTCCATAACATAAAATTAATGCCATTAAATTTACTATTTGCAAGATGAGGTTGTGATTGTTTTCCTATTAATGCGTCTTGATTATCTGGTTTTATTAACGATAAAGTTGACATTTGTTCTTGTGGTGAAATTTCTTTAGTAGATAATTCACTAGAATTATAAACTCGTAAATTTTTTCCCACAGCTAAATGAACAAATGGTGCAAAAGGTGTATTTTCATATCCATTACAATAGTCCTCAACCATAATGATTACTTTACGACGAAGAGATGGACTAATAAGAGAGGTATATTTTATTTTATCTAAATCACTTGTTCTATTTGAACCATAATTACCAAATTGATCAGAATCAGGTAAATAATTTTTTAAAACTTTAATATCATCGCTTAATAATGTATATATTCTAGTATCAGGAGATTTAATACGTAAATTAATAAATAAAGGTACATTAGCGTATTGATGACCTTTAAAAGCATACATCATAATATTTTTAAATATAGTTTTCATATCTATTGTAGCTTTTGGATATTCGGTAATCATCTTAGGTTGTTCTTTTGAACAGTTCTTTTTATTTGATACACCACTTCCAACAACTGCTATTTTACCAGGAACATTAGTAGTTGCTTTAGAATCTTCCATATATACTTCAAAATCAACAACTCTATATCCTGCTTTTAATACCCATTTTAAATTATCTATATGTGCAACAACTAAATCGGTACCAAAACAAGAATTGTAACTACCAGCAATATGATTATTAATTGTTAAATATCTATGATCTATTCTATTTTCTAAACCTTCAACAACTTTATTACCTATAAAATTATCAACTGTAACTCCAGCCGATATATTTACTTTTCCTGTGGTTTCAATAATTCCTGGAACAACATTTTTAAGTGCTGCTGCTGCCTGTTCTACACCTTCTGCTTTTAACCATAAAGCTGCTGCTACAACAAAATATATAATAACTAATATCATCACATTCCATCTCCATTCTGAACAACCAACTTTTTTCCATAAATGGAAAATAATAATAATAATAAAAATTGCCATTAATCCTAATAATCCTTGAAATGCATTCATAATAATATATATATATTAGATTTAGAAATTTAATATTATATGAACTATATTATTTTTATTAATTAATTATTAAAAATATAATCTTTATTTTTATTATTATGACTGGAGGTTTAATGAACTTAACTGCTGTAGGTAATGAAAATATTATATTAAATGGAAATCCAAAAAAAACATATTTTAAAGCAACATATAATAAACATACTAATTTTGGATTACAACGATTTCGTATAGATTTTGAAGGTAATAGAGTATTAAATTACACTACACCTACGGTATTAGATTTTAAAATACCTAGATATGCTGAATTATTACATGATACTTATGTTTGTGTTACATTACCAGATATATGGAGTCCATTAAAATATGATGGTGATGCAGAATTAGGAAGAAATTTAATACCTTATGAATTTCAATGGGTAGAAGAAATTGGTTCTAATATGATACAAGAAATTGAAATATATAGTGGAGGAACTACATTATCAAAATATTCTGGTGAATATTTAGCTTGTCTTAAAGAAAGAGACTTGACAACTGAAAAAAAAGCACTATGGAATAAAATGACAGGTAATGTTCCAGAACTATATGATCCTGGTAATGCACATGGTAATGTAAATGTTTATCCAAATGCGATGTATGTTGATGAATCAGGGGTTGAACCAACTATTAGAAGTAGAAAAATATATATTCCTATTGAAGCTTTTTTCTGTGATTCAAGTAAATTAGCTTTACCATTAGTTGCTTTACAATATCAAGAAGTATCTATAAGAATTACATTTAGGCCGACGTTTCAATTATATAGTATTAATAATATTAATGATATCCAAGATGATACTTGTATTAGTTATAGAATAGCACCTAATCCTAATGATTTAGATAATCAATTATGGAGATTTTTACAACCACCAAGAGATTTTGCCGCATCAACAGAATTGTATAATAGTTCTAGAAACGATTGGAATTCTGATGTTCATTTAATAAGCACTTATGTGTTTTTAGGACAAGATGAAAGAAGAATGTTCGCACAACAATCTCATGATATGTTAATTAAACAAGTAAAAGAATATGAATTTTTGGGAACTTCAGGATCGAAATTAGTAAGTATGGAAAGTAGAGATTTAGTATCTGGTTTTATGTTTCGATTTAGAAGAAGCGATGCTCATTTAAGAAATCAATGGTCTAATTATACTAATTGGGCATATCAAAATGTATTACCACAAATGGCAACACAAGAATTACCATTATTCAATAACACAGAGATACCTAATCCAAATAATTTTCATATAACAGGTGCAATTGGCGATTATGCATATAATCAAAAAGAAATATTAGTTAATATGGGTTTGATAATGGGTGGAGTTTATAGAGAAAATGTATTAGATGCTGGTATTTATAATTATATTGAAAAATATACTAGAACTAGCGGTGGTGCAAAAGATGGATTGTATTGTTATAATTTTTGTTTAAATAGTAATAAAAAACATTACCAACCATCGGGTGCTATGAATGTAAATAGATTTGCTGAAGTAACCGTTGAATTTAATACATATGAACCACCTTTAAATCCAACGGGTTCATTTGTAGATTATGTTTGTGATACGAATTCAAATCCTATAGGTTTTCGTAAAACGACAGGTGATTTAAATAATTTTAATTATGATTTAAAAGTATTTGAAGAAAGATATAATGTTATTAAAATAACTGGTGGTAAAATAGGTATGATGATGGCTAATTAATCATTTTGCTCGCTGTCTCATTTTTCTTCTTTTTCTTTGTAATCGTCTAACTCTCTTTTTTCTCCATTTCCAACGCATCATCGCTGTGGATTTTTTAAATCTACAAGAATGTGACATATAATATATATAATTCATATTTTTATATATTTTATAAATCGAATTAAAATATTCCTAATAGATTATATTAAATGAACAATGATATGAAAATTTCAAATATAGATGGAATAAAATTATTAGAAACAATGAAAAATAATTCAGTTGATTTAATTTTAACAGATCCACCTTATATTATATCAAAGGAAAGTGGTATGAATGAGTTTGAAAAAATAGTAAAAAATATAGAAAAGGATAATAAAAATACAAAAACAGAAGAAGAATGGAATAAATATAAATTGGAAAATAAATTAGAGGATGATAAATATAAAAAGAATTACATTAAGTATGGTCATAAATTAGGTAAAAAATATGCATTTAAAACGGATTATGGTGAATGGGATAAAAAATTTACAATGGAACAATTAGAAAAATTTATTGAATTATATTATAAAAAACTAAGAAAAGGAGGTACACTTATCATTTGGTTTGATTTATGGAAAATTACACCTTTAAAAAGGTTATTAGAAAAAAATAAATTTAAGCAAATTCGAATGATAGAATGGATAAAAACAAATCCTATGCCCTTGAATCAACACGTTAATTATTTAACAAATGCTAGAGAAATCGCATTATTAGGTGTGAAAGGTGGTAAACCAACATTTAATTCGAAATATGATAGAGGTATCTATACTTATCCACTTGTATCTGGTAAAAGAAATCATCCAACTCAAAAAAATATGAAATTATTTGAAGAATTAATTGAAAAACATAGTAATGAAGGTGATTTGGTAGTAGATACTTTTCTAGGAAGTGGAACGACAGCATTTGCTGCTAAAAATACAAAAAGACGTTTTATTGGTAGTGAAATAGACAAAAAATATTATGATACTTTTTGTAAATTAATGAAATAAACTATTGAAAAATCTAAATTTAACCTCTGTTCTAGAATTTTTATGAAATTGAAATTCTCCTATTGATACATTTTTTCCATTAATAATACCTTTTGCTGTAGTTGAAAATTCGGCAGGTTTTTTACCTTCACGATTTTTTTCTTCATAATTTTCTCTTGTAAATTCAATATCTATTTTTGAAAAATTATAATTTTTCTTTTCTAATAGTTCTGCTTTTGGATTTTTCTCACAATCGGATATGAGAAGTAAATAATCACAACAAAATGTATTATTTCTTTGATGATTCAAAAATAAACCGATATTTTTTTTTATCCATTGCCATCTAATTTGATTAGCGTGTAATCTATCTAAGTTATTTGTTTGTTCTATCAAATTCCATTTTTTATCAAAACTTTTATATGTTGGTTGTCCCCCTTGTGGACATATTTTACCTTGTTTTCTTTTTAATGTTTTAATAGATAATGTTTTAGCATTTGTTTCAAAATCTATTGGACCATTATTTTTCCCAATATGTTTAGTAGGTAATATATTTCTTTCCTCTAAAACATTTATAATATTAGAATGATGCATTTTTTCTATATATTTATTATTATATCTATCAGATTCAATATTACAATGTAGATTGAATACATCGCATAAATATTTTTCTGCACTCATTCCTATTGTTTCATTTGTAATTTTACTCATATATGTATCTAACTCATTTAATATTTCTATATACTTTTTTTTATCGTTTAATGAATATTTATGTAAAGAATCCTTAAATATTTTTATTTTTTTCGACATTGTATTGTATTGTATTGTATTGTATTGTATTATAACTTATAACTAATAATTTTATAAAATTTTTATTCGATTTTATAATAAAAATTTTATACTTTGTATGTAATTAAGGTTTAAAATCCCATATAGCATTATAATGTATTGGTCCTCTAGCTGGATTAGGATTTTCTGGTTTATATTTTATAGTGTATTTTTGCTTTGAACCTCCTAATCTATTATCTGTAGTTCCAAATATACCTGTTGTTTGTTTATGAGCAAATAGGCGGCTCTTAGCATAAATAGATGAATCTGCTGTTTTTGTATAATTATTTTTTACTGAATATAAATCTCTCCCCATTTCGTCAACTTCTACTAAAGATTTGGGACAAGTGTTTAAACAATGAGCTTCTGTATTTCTACAACCATCTCTATTTACATTATATGGATTATTTTTATTACTTTTATCATAGTTGATATAATCTGGATCATCTCTATCTTTACATGAATAACCACATTTTCTGAAAAATTTATCTTCACCTCCAATTACCATTCGTATAATATCTTTTTCACAAAATTCATTTAAATGTCTTGGTTGAATACAATTTAATGGACATTTCATATTTCCTGTTCCACCAGGAACAATTACTTGTTCTTCGCTCATTCCACCGCCTCCACCAGTTGAACCGGAAGATGATTCTGAACCAACACTACTACTAGCATTACCAGCTGTTGAATTAACAGAACCTTGTGGAATAGGATTATTTAAATCGGTTAATGGATATATATTTTTATCTTTTATTTTTAATAATGATTTAAAAAGGTCTGCATACATTTTTTGCTTTGCTGATTTATAACTATCACCATCTGACATTTTACCTGTATCCGTATAGCCTAATGATTTGGCCAGTTGTTGTTCCATTGTCATACCACAAGGCTTCTTATTCCTTCTTCCTGATGTTGAGTAATAATGTTCCTTTTTAATAGCATCTATTGTAAAATCAGGTCCATATTTTTCTAATATCTCATTTGCAGCCACACCGTTTAATATATCTAAATGCATTAAAAAAAATGGTTTTGGTTTACATCGTGTTGGACCTTCCCATAAATTTGATAATAATGGATTCACAAGTTTAGTCCAATATTTTTTTTCCAACTTCTTTCTTCGAACTTTAATATATTTATTACTATCTTGACTTTGTACCTTTAATAAATATTTTCTAATTCTTTCCTTAGCATTATTTAATGGTGCATCTGATATTGTATCCCCCATATTTGTATTTCCTTCTTTATAAGAAAATTTAAATTTCATTCCGCCTAATGAGTCTTTTACAAAATTTTGCATTTTTGCGATATATCCATCATTTTTAACTGGAGTATGTTTCTTTTTTCTCTTCATCTTTGATACAAATCCTTCTTTTTCTTTTTGCTTTGGTTTTTCTCTAGGTATAAATTTAATATAATCTACAGGTCTTCTTCCTCTTCCTGTGCCATCAGCTTCTGTATTATAATCAGCATAATTTGTTCCTACTATTTTCAATTGACCTGAGGATATACCTTCATCTTTTAAATCATGAATTAATTTTTCATTTATATAAATCTTCACATCATGTTCTTCTACTTTTAATTCATTTGGATCAACTTTTTCACCTCTTCTAATAGCATATCTAATAACATATGGACCTTGTTCTAACATTCTTTTATATTTTTTTCCACTTTTTCCTTTAAATATAGAACCATCTGCTGAATAACCATCTCTATACACACCTGTTGTCATACCTATATTATTTGCATCTGTTGATATTCCCCAATTTCCTTGAACTGTACTATGTAATACTTGGCCAGATGGTATAGAAATTTCTATATCGTAATTATCTAAATTTGGTAACGTAATTTGGGAAAATTCATTTGATTTAATTAATTTTTCCCTATGAGCAACAAATGTATCTTTCAAATTAGGGTATTGACCAGTATTATACCATATTATCATATCTCCTAAAAAATTATAACCTATCCATACTATTATTACAAATACCCATAACACCCATAACTTTGTTGCTACATTATATATCTTAGTTAATACATTCCAAATAACACTTCCTATTAATCGTAAAGCTTCAAGTATCATATATATATTTATTAATATTTTATATGATAGAATTATAATAATTATATTATACTTTTTTTCTCTTACTCCACATATTTTCTCTCACATTTGATACTTTATCTGTATATATTTGATCTGGAAAACGCTTATCGCAATCAAAATCTTCAATATTTTCTGGTTTTTGAAAATTAATATTTGTTTTTGATAATAAATGAAATACCCCTATTAATAATAATAACATTAAACATAGTTTCAATATTTTTTTAGTAAACATTATATATTATATATTTATTAATTATTCGCTCCTAAATAATTAAATATTTAGATAATTTATATATAGAATGACAAAAGATGATATTGATAAAAAAGCAAAAAATATGATAGAAATGAATGAATTATATATTGATGGTAAATCAAAAATTCCTTCTAGTAAAAAAAAATTTAAAATACCAATAATAGATAAATTTTTAAAGAAACGAAAGAATTCTGAAAAATTATTAACTATACGAGAAGGATTTGATGGTGAAGGAAGTGAAAAAACAAAAACTATAAAAGATGAGGTATGTGTTAATTGGTCAAAATTAGATAATAGTCAATTTGAAGATCCGGAAAAAGAATGGTTTGTTAATGAGGAAAGAGCACCTGATGGAGATTTAGGTGATCATAATAAATGTAGAAATCCTGATGAAGATGAAAATGGCGCTTGGTGTTATACCTCTACAACAGACCCATTGGCATATGGTTATTGTACTGAAAAAGGCGAACAAGCATATGAAGAAGCGGAAGCTGATGGAGAACCGGTTGGTGGTCAAAAAGATGGAGAAGGTGGCACTGAACGTGAAGAAATTAGTCCTGGTGATATTATTGTTCCATTATCAATAGATTTAATAAAAGCTGTTATAATACCATATATTATATTATATCTAGGAACTTGTACTGTTCAGGTATTTAAATGTTATGAAAAAGGAGCAATGCTTCCAGGTCAAAATTTAGGATTAACACCTTATACTAAATATGGTTCTGACCCGACTGCTAGTTTTTTATCTCATAAGAATTATGGATTTCCTTATGATTTGAGAGGGGGTAATGCATCAGTAAAAGGAATTATTAGAGAAACAATAAAACATACTTGGTTTCAAGCTAGAAGTATAGTAGATATGTTGGTTAATACATTTAGAAGTATTGCTTATTCAGAATCGCTGTCTGAAAATAATACTAAAATTAGATCCAGAGATAATGTAAAAATGTTTAATGTTTTTACAGGTTCTACTGCATTACTAGTAGAATTTTTATGGAATATAGGACAAATGTTTTTATTAATCGTATTATTAATAGTAGCTGGATTGTTTTCTATATATCTTTTACCTGTAATAGCTGTTATATTAGGAGTATGGCAACAAATAGATGTTGTTCATACTCCTGTATTACCTATACCAGAATTCATATTAAGTATGATACCACCGGGTATTCCTGTGCCAAAAAATCCTTTGATGATTCATGTATTATCTACTTGGGGTGCACCACCACCTTTACAATTAATAGGTATTATTGTATATTTCGCTATATCAATAGGTATAGCATTCCCTCTAGTTCAACTGATGAGTATAGCTATTCCAATATATGTTATATATTTCTTAATATTAAGACCAATATTTTCAAAAAAAGTAAGAGTTGCTTGTGGTAAATGGTATCAATATTATGTAAAACGTTATTATATGATTTTAGCATTGATTGTTGCTTTTAGTATTAGTCTGGCAATACAGAAAAATTTTGGAGGAAAAGGTAAAGTATCTAATGCATTAAGAGACTTAGGTGTTGATGAAATAATTGTTTCTCTTGTTTCTTTTATACCAGCCATTGTAGTAGGTTTGATATATATATGGTGGTGGGGAGGTGGATTTCCATTTAAATATGACGGTTTCACAATGTTAACTAATGCGGATTCTCCACCAGGTAAGCAAGATATCTGTCCAAATTTGAAATTTCAAAATAAAGGAGGTTCAATACCAAATCCATATGATTTATTAAAACCAATAAAAGATGCTATGAAAAATCCATTGGAATTAATTTTCGATTTTTTCCAAAAAATATCTAAGAGTTTTGAAAGTGAAGAAACAAAAAAAAAACGTGCTGCTGAAAAAGCAAAATATGCGGATTAATTGTTAATAATTTATAATAATAAATAATTAAAGATATATTATTTATTATTTTATAATGGGTAAAAAAAACAGAAAAAAGAAAAAAGTTTCACCGGTTGGTAAACCTTCTGTTAGTATATGTACACCTACATATAATAGAAGACTATTTATACCTAATTTAATTAAATGTTATTTGGAACAAACATATCCAAAACAATTAATGGAATGGATTATAATTGATGATGGAGAAGATAAAGTGGAAGATTTATTTAAGGACGTTCCTGGTGTTAAATATTTTAGATATGAAGAGAAAATGAAATTAGGTAGAAAAAGAAATTTAATGCATGAAAAATGCACTGGTGAAATAATTATATATATGGACGATGATGATTTTTATCCACCTGATAGAGTCACACATGCAGTAGATAGATTACGTTCAAAACCTGATGCTTTATGTGCTGGTAGTAGTATAGTATATATCTATTTCAACGATTTAGATAAAATATATCAATTTGGACCATATGGTAGTAATCATGCTACAGCAGGTACATTTGCTTTTAAAAGGGAACTATTAAAATTAACAAAATATGATGATGAAGCAGAAATGGCAGAAGAAAAACAATTCTTACAAAATTATACTATTCCATTTGTTCAATTAGATCCAAGAAAAGCAATTTTAGTTTTTGCACATCAATTTAATACATTTGATAAAAGAAAACTTTTAGTTAATCCAAATCCTCGTTTTGTAAAAGCTACCAAATTGAATCCTTCTTTATTTATTAGAAATAAATCTTTATTAAAATTTTATTTATCTGTTTAATTTTTAATATTTATAATTAATATAGAATGGCTAATATAATTACAAACGCTTTAAAAGCTTTTAAAAAACTACATATTTTATTAAAAATTATTATTATGCTTGGTCTATTTTTATTAGTTAGAATTGCTTTAGACAAATTACTTTGGGGGGCGCATGATCAAGGTAATCAAATGGAAGGTTTTCATGATGTTTCTCACGGAAAAAGAGTTATCTTATTTCATTGGAAAGATTGTGGACATTGTAAAAAAATGATGCCTGAATGGCAACGTTTCCAAAAATTAAATGCTAACAAAAAAAATATTAGCATAGAAACCATTGAAAAAGATGATGCTCCTGAATTGATTCAAAAATATAATGTTCAAGGATTTCCAACTATTATTGCAAT